GACACCACGCTTGACCTTTGCTGCTTCCTTTGCCTTGATAGGTTCATCAGAAGCACCGAAGTCTACGGTTCCAGCAACAAACTGGCGAATACCAGCACCAGAACCAACGGACTGATAGTTCACACGATTCCCAGAAGCACTGGCGTAGTCTTGGAACCAACGTTGGTAGATAGGTGCGGGGAAAGAAGCACCAGCACCGTTAATAGCAGGTCCAGCAAATGCAGCGGTAGGGGCAAGAGCAAGACCGAGTGTAGCAATGTGTTTGAGTTTCATTGTAGTTAACGTTAAGAAGAGGTTAATTAAGTCCTAACACCAAAAAACCTCCCCGAAAGGAGGTTTAGAGGTATCGTAGATATTATCAGAAACGGAAGGTCGTCTGAATCACACCACCATAGTTTGAAGAGTTTTGCTTCAGACCTTGGTTGTTAGACACATAGAACACAGCAGGAGTCACGCTGATCGCATCGCTAACCTTGTAACGATAGAACGCTTCCCACATAATTGCTTTCTGGTCATCATTCAGAGAAGCAGCGTTACCAGGAGCACCGATGGCAAAACCAGCAGCATTACCCTTAGCAAACACATCGCTCCACTGAAGACCTGCCATCCACGTTTGTGAATCGGTAGCACCACGAGGAGTCTGAACATTATTTGACAGACTTACGGTGTTCCAACCATAAGCAGCACTCACAGAAGGAATGATACCCGACTTCTTGGGTTGCCAGTAAGCATTCAGAGCATAACCATTGGAGGTTTGGTTAGCGCCAAGAGCACCAGAACCACCACCGATAGCATTGAAGTTACGAACACGAGTACCTTCAGTACCATAACGGTAACCGAATGCGATGCCGTACTGAGGAGCACGGTAACCAACTTGAGCAAGAGTATTCAGAGAACCATCTTCATCAAACTGACCTTTGGTAGAATCGTTTCCGTTCTGAGCAACATAGTTCAGATTGGCAACGAAACCAGGCTTACCCTTCTTGACAGGTTGTACCCATTCCACACCGAAACCAGAACCAGTTGCCTTGTTATAGACACCAGGAGCACCAGCAACGGAGAAGAAGTCAAGAACGTCCGACTTATAGGCAGTAGGAACCCAAGCCATTTCGGTATTACGAACCTGAGCACCAGCAGTCAGATAGACACCTTTAGTGAGACCAGGGAAGCGATAATACAGACGATCAAGCGTCATCGTGTTCGCATAGGTTTCTGCCTTGTCCAGTTTGAACAGAGACGAGGAAGAACCGAAGGGTTGACTGGAGAAGTTACCAGAACGCAGACGAGTCTTGAGCAGATCCTTACCAGTGAAGGAGGTATCAAAGCTCAGACGAAGATCGTAATTGAAAGCAGTGTTACCGACATTGCTGCTGTTAGCAAGACGGGCACCATCTACACCACCCAGAACGAAGGTTGCTTCACCCTTGAGTTTGGTAGTGGTGGAGAACTGTTGTGCCTGCAGAGCAGTAGACTGTTTCTCCAGTTTAGCAACACGACCACGAAGGATACCAAGTTCCTTTGCGAAATCGTTAGCAAGACGATTCAGTTCATCAGTGGTCTCCGTAACTCGATCCAGACAAGCGTTCAGAAGAGCCGCGGCCTCAAAACGGGTCATTGGTTTTCCACCAAGGAAAGTACTATTTTCATAACCAGCAACGCAACCATAACGCTCAACCAGATTGCTGAGTGCCTGGTAAGCCCAGTCAGTAGGTTTTACATCAGACAATTGAGTGATGCTTGAGACTTGTTCTGAAGAAGTGTATTGGTTGACTGCAGCCATATTCAGATCTGCGGCATTCGCAGCAACAGGAGCAACCATTCCCAGAGCAACAGGTGCGAGCATCAGTTGTTTGAGTTTCATAAAAAGTTTTTTTGAAAATAAAAAAAGAGCGTCTTTCGACACTCCGTATATTACACGTTTTCTTTACAGTTGTCAAGCTTGTTTCATTTGAACCTCTGGAGGGAGGCGACCAAGATAAGGATCATAATCAAACAATCCAGTTTGATCTTCCATTTGAGCAAGAGATTCTTTCCAATGATTCAGAATACCATCGTGACTTCCTCTGTGAAATATTTCAAGGTGATCAGGATGAATTGAAGAACCCAATTCAATCTTGTAATGAAACAGTGGAATGGCATAAGTTCTACCGCAGTTATAGATCAAATCATCGGCAACAGGTCTAGGTTTTACACCTTGATCTAAACGGAACTTATCTCCAACACAATGATGATCGATTAATTTTTTGGCGTGATGTCTGGTGATCATATAACACGCCGTAGAAAAGTCATTGACCCATCGAGCGTGCATACTTGCATAAACCACTCCAGGATTAATAATCGCAAGTTGAATACAATCCCAATCATAAGGAACTTTTGACATAAAAGTATCCCAATCAAATCCCCAGAACTTAGCTGTGTCAAAACTTACATCGTCTTCAGAGAATACGGCATAAGGGCTATCTGATGTTTCATACCATTGTTTGATGGCTTTAAGATGTGATGTAACACATCCAATCTCTCCTGATGTAACACCTTCAGGATAAGTACCTTCAATGATATGTTCTAACTTATCATTACGACCATCAAATGCAGAGATACGAATTGGTTTCAACCCCCAATACTTACACATCGATTGCATTTCTGCATTTCGTTCTGGTTGTTCATCCAGATTAATATAGTAGAGAGGTCCAAAGTTCTTTAGTTTATACTTCGCTTTGTTTTTCTCTTGATAGTTTGTAGGAACAGGAGGTTCTGGTGTAGAAGTTTGTTCAATCAGTTTTTGAACTGCAGGAAGATAATGTCTTTGTAAAACATTCTTCCACTCAAACTCTTTTGCATATTCACGAATTTCTTCCCGATGAGCAACAGAGTACTCTCGGTTCTTAATGATTTGTTCTTCAACGTATTCCAGATCTTTAATCTTTTTCTCGGGAATAACGGTGATGAACTCTTTGTCTACATCCAGGTTCGCAGTTGCAAACTCACTGATCACAACACCCAGACCTGCAGCAAAGGCTTCCATAATCACCAGAGAATGAGCCTCACCATCTGATAACAGAACTAGATTACCGTAGTCAGTCAGTTCTTGAAACAGAGTTTCTTTTGACCATTCTCCAAGATAGTTATTGTTCGTATCATATCTTTCATCAACAATGTTTCCAGCAAACCAAAGACTCTTGATGTGTTGGAACATATGTTGACGTTTACGATAATCTACCTTTGCGAGATAGATACTACGATCAGGATACTTTGGTTGATCGGTAACCGTAAATGCATTCAGATTTACACCGTTTGGAGTCACAAACAGTTTATCCTCTGAAAATCCACTGAAGATTTTATAGATGTTCTTAATACCTTCAGACAAACAAAATACGTTTGGTTTTAACTCACCAAACTTATTAAAGATATTGACATACCCATTCATCATATCTGGTCGTTCCAGATATCCAAAGTGAGAAGTCATCGCCTTTGGTTTATTGATGAATGGATACAGAACAATGAAGTCATCATAATTGATGTGAACAAAGTCTGGATCGTGTTCTTGAATCGCAGCAAGAACTTTGTTTCCATCAGTAGTATTAATAATCTGAACACTATGGCCCAATTCTTGTAGAGCATTAGCCATATCCCAAATAAGAGATTCAACGGCACCCCATCCTTTTGGAGGTATGGGCATCAAACCAGGGCCAATAATCGAAATCTTCATTTCATTTGTTCAATATTTTTTACATAAGTTTTAACAAGTTTCTGCCAAGAGAAATTGTCAACACCATACTGACGGATATCTTTTCTCATCGTCACAGATACTTCTCTGTTCTTGATAAGTTCTTTCTCCACATATTCAAGGTCATTCCATTTATCATCTGGAATGACTGTTACAAAAGGAAGAGAAGCGTCTAGATCGTGTGCAGCATATTGAGATACAACTACACCCAAACCAGAAATCAAAGCCTCTTTGATTACAAGAGGAGTACCATTCTCTCCGTCAGAGAGTAATAACATATTACCATAATCGGTAACGTGTTGCAACTTGTATTGATGTTCCCACTCACCAAGGTAATTCTTGTGTGGATGAAAACTTGTGGTTGGTGTGTAATGACCAACAAACTCTATACTATCTATCGATTGATAAACATACTGTCTTTTACGAGGTTCAATCTTACCAAGATACAAAGTCTTATCTGGTTTTGATGCAACCTCAGTAAAGTTATAGTCACGATGTTGAGCACCGTTTTCACAGATCAAAAGTTTATCAATGTTGGCACCATCCTTCGCATAAGTTCCATAGTCCTTCTGTGAAATGCAGAAGTTATAATAGTTCTTTTGTGTGATTAACCATTTGTAAATGCGATCATATCCATCATATGAATGACGATCAGGTTGATCAATGTATGGATAGTGAGAACTAATGGCTAGTTTGGCATTCGGGCAGTTCTCCCGAATGACATCCATCAGTGTATAGAACACATCATAATGGACGTGAATAAAATCAAAGTTATCACTACGAAGTTCCTCTATAATTTGATTTGGATCTGGCGTGTTGATGATGGAACCCTCGTGACCAAGTTCTCCAAGTTCAGTGGCATAATCCCAGATCAAAGACTCTACAGCACCCCAACCTTTTGGTGGGATCTCAATAATTCCCGGTCCTACAAGAGCGATTTTCATTCTTCTGCATAGCAAACTTCCTTAAAGTTTTTGATGAAGTCTTCATCATCAAAAGCAGTTCTGAAATAACTTAAAGTATAGAACTCCAGAAGATCGTTATGAAACGCAAAAACTTTTTTGAAAATATCATCCTGTGGATTCTTTCCATAGAACTTCTTATCGTTTGAATTGAATACCAAAGGCATCTGTTCTCGTTCAGAACTATGGTTCATCGAACCATTGGTGGTCTTGAATCCACCAGTTTCATTCAACGTCAGACACAACAGAAGTTCATCAGTAATACCTTCTGCATTGTTAGGAATTGAACCAAAGACACTATCAAACTTTGTGTGAAATGTGTCAAAGATGTGATCGTGTTTATCTTTTTGAAACAGAAACAAACCAGAAGCGAAATAAGGAATGTCCAGATTGTTTTCATCAATCAAATGACTGACGAGACCAGTAGCGACTCGAACTCGTGACAGATAATCACGGAGAGTAGGCACCCACCAGTGACGACAAATCAGAAACTGATCTTCTGATTCTTCAATCAGTTCATCCACACGATCATTCACGATCACCGTATCAGTATCCATATAGAAACAATAGTCTGTCTCTACATACTTGTTCAGATGATATCGCATCTGCCAATAGTGAGGTTTGAACCATCCTTCTCCCTTGGCTTCATCGACTGGAAAATGAATGATCTTTACATTTGGTTGAGCATCATCGGATTCCAATCGACCATCAGCATCCAGAACCACGATTTCGTGTGGTTGTTCAATACGTTCTAGCGATTCCAAAGAACGTAGAAGATTGTTGTAATGTTTGTCGGCACCACCGACGATATAACCGAAAGTAACTTTAGACATCAGTAATGCACCTTATATTGATGAACGATAGGCTCTTTGGAGATAGTCCAGATTGGATTAGAAGTTGTTTCAGTGAGAAGACTATTGTGACGATATTTTTTACCACAAAGGAAGTAATACATCGGCATCCAAACATCTACCCATCCAAGATTACCACATAAGTTTTCCTTAATATAATCAAACTCCTCATCAAAAATACTTATAACTCTCTTATAGTTTGCAAGAAAAGTTTTTGCATTGAAGATACTACCACCACCAGTTCCGTAGTAGTTCACATTCCATTCTACACCATATTTTTGTGTAAGGTAATCCATAAAAGGTTCTTGTAACAGATTACCTGGTTTCGCTTGACCTGCAAATTCCCAGTCATCTGGAACGTGAATCTCTCCACGAATGTGAACGTCATCCTCCATCATCAAAATATGATCTGTCTGACACAGTTCACAAGCGGTATTGAATCGATGCAACCAAGTCAGAACTTCTTCCTTGGTCATACCATAGATACCAGAAGGATGTGTGTGATCTCTATACCCAAGATTAGTTTCTGCGTGAAGATACAAACAGTTGTACTTCTTGGCGAGATCTGAAAAATCTTCCCCGCCATCAGAAATCAAAACGTAAGGATGATCTGGATGATACTCACGAAAACTTTTTATGGCTTCTTCTGTAGCTTTAGGTTTATCAAAAACCTGATGAAATACTCCAAGTGTCATAATACTTTTAGCATACCGTTGATACGATTGAGATATGTGTGATTATATTTTACCACTTCCATCTGATGTTTAATAAGTTCTTTATTGTCTTTGTATTTCAATCCTTCTTCAAAGAGTTCAGAGATGTTCTCTCTACAGATCACTGTATCATCCACAAACTTGGCATTGATTGGTGAATTGGTTAACCCAACGTGCCCATAACTGATACTCTTTACCAGACGACAGGCCAGATATCCCCAACGTTTATGAGTTTCATTACGGAAATCAGGAGACATAAAACTCTTCTGAGTAAGAACACGATTCTCTTCATCACTGATTGGTGTTTGCCAAGGATTGATGTAGACAAAATCGATTCCAGATTGTTTGCAGTATCCAGCAAACTCATTGATCAAATGTGCGTTTGCAAATCTACCTTCTGCAGATGTACTTCCGATAAAATAATATTTCTTCTCCCTAGGAATATTCATCCAATCGAAATTGATTTCAAAGGGCAAGAGATCTGTAGCCCATCCAGCGTAGATAATATCGTATTGATCTGACTTGTTATCGTATAAAATACCTCGATCCAACTGAGTACAATTAGATCGGTCAAGTACAAACTCATAGTTGTCATTGTCCATACTCTCTTGCAAGTATCGAACATCAATCAGTTTCTTTACCTTACCAAGATACTTGTTTGGATTGACACAAACGTGTACAAAATATGTACTCGTTTCCTTAAGTGGTATGTTTCGATCTGCAAAGCCTTCTGTTAAAAAAATACAATTGTCATAATCAAAATCCTCTGGATATTCATCATCGTGAAACCAATAGACATCGTGACCGAGGAAGTCAAATGCCTTATAGAAAGCGTTGTGAATATAAGAGTGTGTATGACTATGTAGTGGGTATCCCCAGATAACGATTTTCATTTGATCTTACTGCGGTCGGTCATCCAAGCTTTTAAGTCTACTACAGCGTGAGGTATTTGTAAAGTGGCAAGCGTTTCGATTACCAGTTCGTGCATATGCCGAATACCATCTTTATAGAACTCATCATATACAACAAGAGGATCAAACTCCATCACACGATGCCAAGGGCCACAATAAAACCAATCACAATATTCTCTACCAGCACCAGCTTGATAGGCACCGTTCATCATAAACAAACCATCACCTTCACATTCTTCCAGAGGAACAGGTTCTCTGAACTCTAGATCAGTTCTCATACGAATGACAAGATCATACACACCATCAACAAGATTGACAGAATTCTTAACTGATTGCCATTGACACTTCTGACGGTAGATAGATTCACGAACAATAACTTCTTCCAGAGGAAACTCCATCTGACTGACCATCTTAAAACCAGAAAGATCAAACTCTGGATACTTTTCATAAACCAACTTCTTTGGTTTCATTCTCTCTTCAAAATCCTGAATGGGATCATAGTTCTCAGGATATTTGAGATTACTGTTCCAAGCAAAGTGTTGACCTCGATAACTTTCATCCCACCAGAAGTGAGCATAAGTATCAACCTCGTGATTTTGCACGAGATTGTCAAAGTTCATTCGATCAATAAACCTTGGTTGACCAGCGAAACATAATGCAATTTTCATCAGAACCTCGGTAACGTAATATGTATGGGATGACCTTGAATACCAATTCCAAATGTATCTACCATTTTACGATGCATCAATTCGTGACACCAGGCTCCAGTTTCTTTCATACACTTTTCCATCATCAATTGCCAAACAGGAAAGACACTCATAAACACATCCATTTCTTTCGAACCACCAAAATCAAACCAATCATTGATCATTCCATCAGGTTGATTCTGAAGATTTGAGAAGTTAATCACTCTGGAATCAAGTTGTTCAAAAGGAATCTTGGTTTGAATCACCGTATCAGTTCTACATCTTACAACCCAATCATACTTAAAATCATTTGCATATTCGTATTCTTTTTTGAACTTATTGACTTCATTCAAACTGTAGAAATATGATAAACAGTTATTGATGGTTCTGTTTCGAAAACCTTGTTGATCTGGATCTTCCAAAGCTCCATACCAATACCGTTTAAGTGATGGTTCAAAAGGAACTTTAGAATCAAAGAACGACTGACTCTGTTGTGTCTCACACTTAATCGGATTGTATATTTTCTTGGCGAGTTCTACAGCATCAGATTGAATACGTTGATGATGCCATTCACCTTTACCACATTCACCAAACTTATAAGGTTGAGTTTGGAGTTTGTCATCAAACCAAAAGTGACAGAAGACATCGACATCATATCCTTCACAGACATTCTGTAGAATAAAAGGAGCAACCTCTTCTACGAAACGAGGTTGCCCCGAAAGACATAATGCAATTTTCATTTAAGTTGTAATGCAACGTTCTTAATTAGAGTTTCAAGATCCGTGTTTGGTTCCCAACCCAGAAGATCTTTCGCTTTTTGATACGATCCCTTAGAGTACCTTGTAGTCTCCTTGGCGACGATTTCTTTGTTCAATGGATACTTACCATCAAACATCGCAGGATAACGACTCCAGAGTTCTTGGGCGGGTTTATGTCGAAGACCCAGATGTTCCATACCAAGGGCTTCTGCAACCCACGTTGCAACTTGATTCACACTGACTGTCACACCAGTACAAACGTTGAAGGTATCATTCGGTTGTTTTTCCAGACACAGTTCCAACATTGAAACAATATCATTTACCCAGATAAAATCTCTGACCTGTTCTCCATCACCACTCAGTTCAGGTGCAACACCTTTTTGAAGTTCACGAACAACGAAGTTCAGAAGAGGGGGATTGGGTCGTGTCTGATCTCCATCAGGCCCAAACACATTGAAGAAACGAAGAGTGGTGACTTTGAGCCCATAGTTCTCTTGATAAGACTGAACCACTTCTTCCGCCATCTTTTTGGACAGAGAATAGTACAATCTAGGATTGACTTTTAGATCTTCTGTGAAGACTTCAACATCATTATTCTCATAGACTGCACTTGTGCTTGCAAAAATAACGTGTGGGACTTCATACTTTCTAGCAAACTCTAAAACATTTGCAGTTCCCGAAACATTAATACGGAGTGTTTCCAGGGGATTACTTTCACAATCAGGAAGAGAAGTAATGGCAGCAAGATGAATAATCGCGTCGTATTGATCTCCACACCATTCTTGAAGTTCTTGAGTTGCAATATCAACTTTGTAAAATGGTGCGATGATTTCTCCATTGACTTTTAGATTAGAAACATAACCATTTCTTAAGTTGTCACAAAGTACAAGTTGATGACCTTTTTCAAGTAGGAGTTTTGCAAGACCAGAACCAATCTGACCTGCGGCTCCTGTAATCAAAATCTTCATTCAAAAAACTCCTTCAGATTATCTGCATTTCTCGGGATATTTATTGCTTTACTCGATGGGTAAGGATTACTCTTTGCAAAGTCATTGATCAAGACTCTCTGACAATGTGGTAATCCCATAATGATGTGATCAAATGGAATACCTTTGGCTTGCATTTCCATCAGAGTTAATTTCTTTAACCTCTCTGGGCGACTGGTGGTCAGAATGATTTTAACCTTACCACTCTGATGAAGTTCTGCAAGAAAATCAACATTGTTCTCCAATACTTCACCAGATCCAACATAGGGAGGAAAGTGAACTGATGAGTTTGTCACTAGAGTTCCATCGATATCCACAAACAAACACTTGTATTGTGACTTGTATTTGTTCCAAGCATTGATCGTTCCCCAGTCTTTGAAGTTAGAAGTCTTCAGACCGTAGAACGTAGATCCACTTAACATCATCTCAAAGATAATATGACTGATGTAACATTCACCATCCATATCTTGTAGTTTTTCATAGGTGGCACAGAACTCTTTTGCATCAGCGAATCCATAACCACCACTAGAGAACGTAGAACTGATAACCTTTTTCTCTACAATGTTGGTCACCATCTCATTGATATCAAGTTCTACATAACTCTTGGTTCGTGCATTAATATCATCCATATCATTCAGATCAAAATATGCGACCTGATTTCTTTCTTCTGTCAGTTCACATTCATAATATCCATCACTGTCTTTAATGAACACAAAACCATCTAACTCCTGACCACTGAGAAATGTATAGACAGTTTCGGATTGTGAACTGGTTTGTTCTGGTAGTAAAACAATATTTGATTTCTCTCTTAGTCCAAGTTCATCTAATTCTGCAACGAACCCTTTCATAAATTCATATTTGTCTTCGTGTTCTTGAAGGCAAAGAAAGTAAATATGATCGAAGAAGTTTAGATTCAGACCAAGAATGGCTTCGGTAACCATAAAACGATTGGTCATTGGATGTGTAAGCATCCACTTGGGTCTCATATTTGGGAAACGACTAGATCGTCCCGCCATAGGAACCACTAAAGTTCGCATATAACTCCGTTGATTTTACTATTGTGTCTAGTATAGTTCTTTGATGTGAAGAAGTCAAGTAAGGTTCAATTCGTAATATATTCATTGCATCAAGAATATCAAAAGCATCACTGCGAACAAACTCAGAATACTTTTGAGAGAGTTGTTTCCAGATGTGTCGATAGATTTGTTCCAGTCGATTGGATTGTATTTTCTGAGTTTTAATACTCCACAGATAATACAAATCTTGTTTGAGTTTAACTAGATCAGAAATAAAACTATCGACATAAGAATCAAGAAAATCAATAAAGAAAAGCCGATTCTTATGAAAGATAACATTAGTAAAAGTAAGATCGCCGTGGCAAAAAGTTTTAGGAACGTAGATATCATATCTTACTGTTAGAGCTCCAATGTTAAGTAGATAATTCTTGTACGATGTCTTTGATTCTAATACTTTGATCTTTTCATTTACCGATGTACTAATGTTGATGGACGTAAAATGACTAAGACAAGTATCAAAATAATGAAACAATGTGTCAATTACAAATTCAATATCATTGATGGAAGCGGTGGAGAAGAAATCTGAAAATGTATGACCAGGAACGTACTCCATATCAAAATAATTTTCTTGAATGTCATACACTTTTGGAGCATCAACATTCTTCAAAATACGTTGCGAAAACAACACTTGTTTATGAGCTTGTGATAAAAGTCTTGAGTTGTAATCATCTGAAGAAGAATACTTACGAAGTATTCGATCATTGATTAACTCAAGACGACATCCAGATAAACCAGTGTTGAGTTGTGTCATACGTGATATTTGGAATTATCTTTTGAGAGATGAATGATCTTTGGATCAAACTGACATTGTGATGCAAAGTCTTCAGGAAAGGCAAAAGCAGGATGCATAACGTGAACATCAGATCGACGTTCTGCAAAGAACTTATTCATCTGACTTTCATCGTGCCACTTGGCGATGATATCATTTTTCATATCAGTCTCCGTTCGCAGAGACAACTCTTCCATCATCTCAATCACTTCTGGAACTGATCCACCCCATAAACAACCTTGAAAATAAACAGAGGTATCATCCTGTTCAGTGATACCAGCCGTAGATTTATCATAGGTTTCGAATGCACCAGGATACTGATTGTGAGGAGGCATCTTCATATAGTGACAAGGGTGATGCACTCCGATGTATGGTTTGGTTGAAAACAAATCCTCTGGTGTTACCGTATCAACCACTCGCATATCAGCATCAAGAAACAGAACCCAGTCATAGTTCTGAAGTTCTTGTTTGGCTTTTAGAATTGTTCCAAATCGAAGAAGTGTGATATAAGGCCAAGGTAAATGTTCTTGTGAATAAACCGATATATTATCTGGAGTTCCTTCAAGTTTTCCATCAGTAAAGACAAGATACTGTTTTGAAATACCAGGGATCAAAAACTCTTCACAAGCTTCATACCAGGTAGGAAGAAACTTAAGATACTTATCAGTTCCAATAAAGATAACAGCAACATTGGTCAATCTCATAGAACAGTCCATCCTTCACAGTAGAGATCTTTGGTATCGTGAAATGAATATGCAGGCCCAAACCACATCTTTGGAGCAATGACTTTCTTGTTTGGATTCTTCTGTAACCAAGCACCCCACCAACTCATTGAACTGTTGGCGATAATGGCGTGATCACACAAAGACATCAGACAGAGATCAATATAAGGAACCAATGCACCGTCAGAATACTTATCTTCAGGTTCCGAGAACATAAACCGATCAGGAGCAAAGAACTCTTGTTCCTTACACCAGTCAATCGAATCAGAGAACACCAGTACTGGCATATCCTCAGGCAGAAGTTTCAAAGCTTCTTCATAATATTCCAGAGGTTGAACTGGATGTTGATCTTGACAATTCACATACGCCCACTTAAATCCACGGGCATCAACAAGATTCGGATCACCACGACGAACGTGTAGAAAGGCAACTTCTTGACCTTCAAATTGTTTCATAAACTCTTGACAAGGTTCTAACCATTCGGATTTGAAGGTGTAGTCTTGACGAAGTTCATCTTCTACATTCTTAAAATATTTTTCACTCTGAAAGAATCCAGCAACGTTCGCACCATCAGGGCAGTTGTTAAAGATGTTTTCATCGAAATGAAAGTGTGGTTCTTGAACGGGAATAAAATGATAACAGAACTTGATGTTCTTTACAGTTGTCATTTCAAATGCATCCAGAAGCCCATAGTTATCGATCTGAGTACTCGGATCCTTTGGAGGAATGCAGTATTGATACCCATTATTCTTTGCAATACCTTTCAATGAGGCGTGTTGAAACATCTGGTTTCCCAGACGCCCCATTGTTCCCAGTGCATCAAACCCAATCATTTTTCATTGCCTCAAATACTTTAGCGATACCTTCTTGTGGAGTTGTCTTTGGTTGCCACCACCTTGTAATAAACATATCAGGTTTGTTTCGTTTGTCAAGTTGTACCGTATCTTTTTCTTCAGATGGTTGAAGATTTACGTTCTTACCAATCAGATTAAACTGACCAACAATCATTGATGCAATGTCAATGATTCTAGTAGAATTGAAACTGGTGATGTGAAGATTATCTTCTGAACGAAACTCACTATAGTTTAACATAATTGTTTCCAGAGCTTCACAACAGTCTTCTGCATAAAGAAACTCTCTTTCTTCTTGACCATCAGTCAACATATCAATCACACCAGTTTCAAAACCTTTCTTGATAAAGTCTGTGATAACGTGTGACTTTTCATAATCTTTCTCGATTCCATACACGTTCCAGAACTTTACAATAAGACCATTCAGTGATTTTGTATAGAGTTCTCCTACATTCTTTAGAACACCGTAAGGTGAGTAACTCATATTACTCATCTGTGATGATGCGAACACAAATGGAACATTGTATCGTTTCAGATATTGAAATGCATTGACCATAATACGACTGTTGTTATTAATGAAGTCGTAAGTGTGTTGATACTTCTTGAGATAACGAGAACCACCAACATCAAATGCAAGAAAGAAACAGAAGTCTGTATCGTTAAGAACGTCGTGCAAATTAACGTTTGGAATGAGTGTCATATCTTGCCAAGACTCATTCGCAACGTCAAACTCTTGAACGATATGCCCTTTGTTACGAAGATATTCGGTCAGATATGCACCAATCTGACCACTGGAACCGAGAATAGTAACCTTCATTTATTTCAAGAATATGTTTTCTTACAGACTTGCCAGGAAATCCATTCGTAGGTTTTACGAATACCCTCTTCGAGAGTCATAGAATAATCCCAATCAAGTTTTTCACGAATCAAATCATTATTTGAATTACGACCACGAACACCCAGAGGGCCATCGATGTGTTGTTTCTCTACATTCTTTCCAGATACTTTGGCAACAGTATCAACAAGTTGATTGATTGTCACCATCTCTTCTGAACCAATGTTCACAGGGCCAACAAAGTCACCATCAACTAATCGACGGGTTGCTTCGATGCATTCATCAATGAACAAGAAGGAACGAGTTTGTAAACCGTCTCCCCACACTTGGATGCATCCACCTGCCTCTGGAAGATAAGCAACTTTACGGCAGATTGCTGCTGGAGCCTTTTCTCTTCCACCTTCCCAGGTTCCTTCGGGCCCAAAAATATTGTGGTAACGAGCAATCCGAACTGGAATGCCGTAATTACGGTGATAAGCCAGATACAATCTTTCGGAGAACAGTTTTTCCCATCCATATTCGGAGTCTGGGTTGGCAGGGTAGGCTGATTCTTCACGACAGTCTGGATTATCAGGATCAAGTTGATTGTGTTCTGGATACATACAGGCAGATCCAGAATAGAAAATAGTGGTTTGATTCAGTTCAGTTTGTTCATTGAACTTACGTTGTTGTTCAAGAACATTCAGATTGATTTGAACAGAGTTGTGCATAATGTCAGCATCGTGTTCTCCCGTGAACACAAATCCAGCACCACCCATATCAGCAGCGAACTGATAGATCTCATCAAAAGGCATCAGATACCTTTCGGGAACGCTGTGATAGAAATTACCTTGATCTCCTGCAAAACGAATACAACGTTTCACAAATGATTCGTTTCGAAGATCACCTAAAATGAATTCGTTCGCTTCTGTATCAGTGAACTCTGGATACTTAAGGTCTACACCACGAACCCAATATCCTTCGGATCGCAATCTTTTAACCATATGGCTTCCAATAAAGCCACCAGCACCAAGAACAAGTGCTGTCTTATGAAATCGACTCATCGAAAAAATAATATCTCTTCTCTATGTATTATACAAAAAAAGGTGGGTTTATGCAACCCACCTCAGTAACTCAGGCTCGCCACCTATTCTTTTAGACGAACGGAAAAATAGGAAACCGTTGCAGATGTTCCGCACCACCAGTTTTTGAAAGAAACTGGAAACTCATCGAGGGGGGTTCCCGACCAGGGCAGAGTTTATAGTCTACTCCGAGACTAGTCATTCCAATATTCAATATCGTTTTCATCAATGTAACAGGGGTCACCTGCTAACCATTTCGCATACTCAATGTCTTCCATAGCAGTAGTACATTGTAAACCATTATCAAAGAGATAAATGTCATTCCAGTGTTTTGTGTAATCGTCTTTCTTTTGTAAACGATAATCTGGTTTTCCATTGAGTTCGATAAGACCTCTTTCTACAAAACGGAAACCATCTCGTTCAAGAAGAACCTTTGTCATACCACCACTCCTGCACTTTCCAGATCTTGTGCAACACACTCCATCAGAATATCATAATCGTCAAGAGGATCACCAGAAAATACCACACCTTCGTTCTCATAAAAACGTCGCACTTTTTTGAAAAGTTTTGGATTCTTTACATCAAGATAATATTCACCTGCAGCCGCACACTTGAGAGTGCTGACATCTTTTTTGAACTTTGAAATGAGAGACATTGTTTTGAATGTTGACCTGACTATTATAAGGGGAAACCTTGAGGTCGTCAAGGGGTTTGATAGGGCTGCCGAGAATTGAACTCGGTTCAGCCGCTTATAAGGCGACGGCCTTAACCAATAGGCGACAGCCCCCTAGACGGTTACTTGCCTATTCGTTCGATAACCGTCAACCCATTATTATTAGTCCTATGAATCTTGAACTGCCATTTCTTGGGGTTCTCAATCATATAATGAATAATTGCAGGCAACAAACCATTGCTTCCTACACGACCCATAAACTCTTCACTGCGAGTTCCATAGGTTTGTGTATCGTGAAATGCAATGTACTTTTTAACTTTTGGAGCGTGCAGTTTAAGTTCTGCAATCAGTTGATCGTAACAATGCCAGGTATCAATGAAAAGAAGATCAGTCTCATCGATCTCCACATCCAAAACATTCGATTGAATATACTGAACATCCTTACCTTCTTCAGCGGCAAGTTTGAACAGTTCAACCATACGACCATCGAGAAAAAGATCATATGCACGGAGAGTTACATCCGAAGCCAAAAATGCACGAGTGCTGACACCAGTGCGAGTTCCCATTTCGGTGACGTGACTGACTTCATCAGCAAGTGATTTCAAAACATCCATATGTTCGTTGATGTCAGAAGGAGTGTCTCGTGCGATACGGAACTCTTGATCAAATACAATAGTGCTCATGGTGCTTCGTTTGTTTCAGTATAAAGTTTCAAATAGTCTTCGTCATAAGGAATCAACATCATATCTTTACCTTTGTAATCGAAGACAAAGGATTCTTTTTGTTGTTCGACTTGTTCGAAATATAGTTCAAAATTTTCTTCCAACTCTTTAACCGTAATCCTTTTCATTTGTATTATATAGTTGGATCGGGGTGACACGACTTGAACGTGCGACCTGAAGCTCCCAAAGCCCCTGCTCTACCAAACTGAGCTACACCCCGTTAATAACAAAACTAATTATACTACTTCTTATGCCCCTTGTCAAATGGAGCCCAGTGTTGCCAGTTGTACTTATGAATGGCCCAGATACCCATAATCGGTAGAACAATCAGAATGTAACCAAGAAATCCAAGCGTATATGGATTTTCTAATACCCAACGTGAGAAGTGCCCCATCAATATCCTCTCCAAGTTTTAAATTCGTAATAGAAGTATTGATCCACTACCCTATCATCCAATGGAGCATCATCAGTTCTGTGGGCCCATACCTCACAGAATTCTACAATACGACGATCGTGTAATGAACTGTGCCCCCACATTCTTACAAATGCTGATGCTGCAAATGCATATCGTTGTTTAATGGGGGTAAGCATTGTTCATTCCCCAGAGAATAAACAGTCCAATAAGACCAAAAATAGTCATTGCATTGAAAATTACTTTATTCATCGTCTTCGTCCTCGTAACTGGATGGTTCTTCAAATAGTTCATCTATCTTTTGTTGTAGAACTCTTCTTTGAAGTTCATCGATGTCTTCGTCTGTGAATCTTACCACTAGTAATGGATCTCCTGCCTTAACGTCGTTCATTTCTGGGTGTTTTACCTTTGGGCTTTTTGAATACCCGTGATGGGCGTTCATAATCATCCAACCTTGTGCAATCATTGAGAGTGCAATTCCAACCAAAACAAACCAAGGAATCAAAAAGATTATTGGAGAGTAATTTTGAGCCACGGCAACAGAGGTGGAATCACCCCAACAAGTCTTAGCAATCCTTCAGCAAATAAAGCAAGAACCACCCACCCAACACACATAGAAATAATGGAAGCATTCCGATTGTGCCTTCGTATAGAAGCATCGATCATCTCCTGAACTTCAGAACGAGTTACCAATTCCTCCTGTTCGTGCATCATTTTTCATCACCAAGAAATTTAGCCAGAGGATCTTTTCTGGTCTTTACGATTTCAACTGATCTTTTGTAGAACATATTGTCTGTATTACCAGACGTTTCAAACGTCTCCTTGATCTTCACCCAATTGTCGTAGGTGCGTTGATCCATAAGGTTTAAGTTGAATACTACTAGTTATGTTAGTGAGTAATATTCAACTGTCAACTTTGTTAGGGTTTGATGATAGTGTTGAAAAGATTATAAAAAATGGTAGTGAGTAGGACTACGCGCCCTCAAGGGCTGCAACTTTGGCTTCGAGGGTTTCGATCTTGGCGATGGCTTCCTGCAGCGCAGCGGTCAGCAGCGGCACCAGCTTGGACTGGTCGATGCCTTGGTAGATGGGATTGCCCTTGTCATCGACGGCATCCTTTTCGCCAGTAACACATTCAGGAACAACGGCTTGAGCCTCGTGAGCAATGAAACCATCAACCTGTATATCGGGATCAGCGATAAAGTTGAAGCGGCTGGGCTTGAGTTGCAGCACACGCTCCGATGCGCCAGTGAGCGGAATAATGTTTTCTTTGAGGCGGTAGTCAGAAGAAGTCGTGTATGCCGTGGCCGAAGCGTTTGTTGAAATAGAGCCAACTTCGCCGTTTGGATTAAAAAACAATACGTGCTTTTGTGAAGCCGTGCTGCTGGTGGATGAAAACAAGGACATCCGACCATTCGTTTGTGGCGTAAATGCCGCTCCGGTTACGCTTGCACTAGGAGTACCTGTTGTGTCAAATAACACTCTTCCATCACTTGTAATCCTCATCGCCTCCGTCGGGCTGCTCGTTCCATCGGCGGTCGTGGCAAATGTTAAAGCGCCTGGATAGTCACCCGATCCACTTCCGCCCCATCCTGTATCTGCGAGTGCTGTGATCCATGCAGCTTGATTTCCGGTGGAATTTGTAAATTTAATTTGCCCAAGATTCTGACCAGCGGTTGCGCCATCACCTTTAGCAAGAAGCAAAATACCCTCACCAGTGGAAGAATCACTATTTGCTTTTGCTTGGATAATTCCGTTTCCAAGTTGACTAGACGTGCCAACTAAAAGGCGTCCCGAGCTGTCAAGGCGGACGCGCTCTGTGCCTGCGGTATCAAACCGCATTGAGTCGTTAAAATGATCGTAAGAGACTCGTCCGGAAGTGTTGCTACTTGTGTCACCAAAAGCCAGGGCACCTGTATGACCGTCGTTGGTGTTTGAGATCGTGACGTTTCCACCGTCAGCAACACTTACGTTTAAGGCTGATACAGGACTCGTAGTGCCAATCCCGAAACGGCTATTTGATACATCTAGATAACAAAACTCACTAAGTCTTACTGTTTGTGCGGCACTGTATCCCAACAGAATTTTATGATCTCCGGCCCCATCTTTTCCTCTTAAAAATTGTCCATTAGTAGAGATATTAATGTCACCACCAGATACTTCTAATTTCGCAGAAGGTGAAGCTGTGCCAATTCCCAATCTGCCTGAACTATCAAACCTACCTACCTCAGCACCACCTTCACCAAACGCGATGGTATCAGCCGATGGGAAGAAAATACCGGTGTTACTATCCCCACTTGGGCTAATGGATGGAGCACTGGTGGTGCCTGCTGAAACAACGTATGATGTGGCGGTAACGACACCAACAACATTAACACCAGCGAGATTGGTTAATGAACCAGTTGAACCATCAGAATTAAAGATCTGAACACTGCCACTCGCTGCAGTGATACTCGTAATACCAGATATACTGTTTTGATTGATTACGGTCATCTCGGGTTCACTCTCCCCCTATTTTTTATTATTTAGACCACAACATAATTGCCATCGACGGTCAGAGTACCACCGATGGTTACAGGGCCTGCCATCAGACCATTGAAGTTGGTTCCGATATAATGGGCTCCGTTCAGAGTATTATCAAATACAACCATACCATTTCCAATATAAACACCCTTAAATGAATTACCAATACCAGCAAGATCTGGATCCACAAGAGTTGAAGTATTTACACCGATAGGAGTGTTGGTGGTAATACCAATCGCATCGGATACAAACTTACCAGCAGAAACACCAGTCAGATAACGACCATCACCATAAAAACTTGTGGCACTGATGATGCCACTCAGTATAAATCCACCAGTTCCAGAATAAGTTCCGAACGGATCAGCTAACTTTGATGCAGTAACGGTTCCATCAGCAGGAGTTCCAATACTGACAGCTGCACCTAATGCAACGATGAAGACTGATGTGGAAGCTGTGGGAGGATTTGCAAAGGTAATCTGATCGTTGATGACTGTAAAAGCCTCGATTGGCTCTTGAATTACACCACCAAGAGATACCAATAAAGTGTTTGCAGAACCAGGTGTGTATGAAGCTCCACCTGATGTCAGAGTGAACGTAGTGGTCGATCCGTTAAACTGTGGTTGTAGATCATCCAGTTTAACGTAATTACCTTGTACTAGAGCACGACCGATGTATGCCATTTGGGTTCACTTTCCCCCGTTGTTTTAGTTATTTATTAAATTGATGAGTGAGTGAGACTACGAGAGCTGGGCTTTAACGGCAGCCATTTCGGTTTCCAGTTGCTCGATACGCTCCATTGCTTCCTGCAGCGCAGCGGTCAGCAGCGGAACCAGCTTGGATTGGTCTATACCTTGATAAATAGGTTTGCCGTCAGCATCTACTTCGTCCTTGGCGCCAGTAACACTTTCTGGAACCACAGCCTGCGCTTCGTGTGCAATAAAACCTTCGCCCATTACACCGGGCGCATTTATCCACTCCCATGAACACGGTTTAAGTGACTTTAAGCGTGCAACTGTATTTTGCAGAGGTTGCACATTTTGCTTGAGCCTGTAATCCGATGATGTTGTATAAGCAGTTGTATTTGCCGTTGCATTAACATCAATAGATCCGCAATCCGTATCATCGCCGTCGGTGAATCGAATGTACTCATTCGTTCCTGATGAGTCAGAGCGCCTGAAGCCAGCGCAAGGAGCGCCACCCGAATTAACAACAAAAAAAGTAGTTGAAACAAAGCCACCACTTGAGGCGCTGGTTGTATTAACAAGAATTTGACCACTTGAATTAATCCTCATCCGCTCCGTCGGGCTGCTCGCTCCATCGGCGGTAGTGGAGAACACTAGACGGCCTGGCATGTCATCAACGCCAGGGGTGCCGTCTACTTGGCAAGCAATGGATGCGCCCTTTGTGCGCATGTCTGTGCCATCGCCGCCAGCAAAACAAATGGCGCCAAGAGTATCTCCGCTTTGTACAATCGTTGGAGTGGCGCCTACGGTTGAGTTCCTGTGGCGCCCAAGACTTAGAGTGCCTGCTCGTCCTGCGTCTGCTGTGCCAGCAGAAATGATGCTCATGATGGCATCACTATTTGCGGCTTCAATTTGAATTAGACCTTGAGGACCGTTCCCTAGTAGATCTTCAACAGTACGGCTAGTAGACGTGCCAACTAACAGACGCCCTGAGCTGTCGATGCGGGCTCGTTCAGAACTGTTGGTGACAAATATAGTAGCTGCTGTGCTTGAAAGAGTTGAGTTAGTACCGTCGTGTTCTAGTTGACCATAATCAGAAGCACTTGCGGAGAGTCTACTGACGCGAACAATACCACCTCCACTAGCATTTACGTGCAGAGTTACGCCAGATGCAGGGCTTACAGTACCAATCCCCAACCGTCCACTACTATCAAACCTAGCGACTTCTGAACCACCTTCTCCAAAAGCAATGGTATCAGCTGATGGAAAGAAAATACCAGTATTACTATCCCCACTTGGGCTGATTGATGGAGCAGAGGTTGAACCAGCGGAAACAATATAAGACGTGGCGGTAACAACACCCGTTACATTCACACCACTCACAGTGGCAAGTTCAGCACCAGATAAACTTAGAGATCCATCAATAGCTGTGATACTATCAGTAGTACCATTGATTTGAATACCCATTATTAGTACAAGACTTTTTTAGGTATTTATAAGAACAGTAGAGACAGGAATCGAACCTGCGAAGGCTATTAACCCCGACCGCTTTCAAGGCGGCGTCCTCGGCCAACCGGACCTCTACTATAATATTTTTAGAAATTATTCAAAACATAATATCCAAAAAAGTATAAGTCCTTAACGGACTTCGAAGTCCAACTTACGGACTTTACGTTGTTTTCTTGCTTCTTGAAAAGCAAGATCTTCATTCGTCAGAACATTTTTTTTATTGTCCTCACGATATGAGTTTACCATAACCACCTTTGATAAGTCAACAGCAGAGATCTTATCACCACAAATGGATGTCATATTTGAACATCCACAACATCTGGTTTGTGTGGGATGACTGATGAGTTCTTTATTACAACTCTTGCATCGTATAGTTAACATTGGTCATTCCTTCAAAAACGATCTTAACATCCAAACGAACTTACCGTGAGTTTCAATCAAGTCTTGTGCGATGTTTGATGTGGTGTATTGTTTTGCATCTTCAGCTTTAACAATCACATCCGTCAAGAGTTCAATCAGTTTCTTGTTATCAGCAAGCAACTGGCTAATCATCAGTTTGTCACTTGGATTCACTGTAGCTTCTGGAAGTTGAGATGTTTCAATCACACGACTGATCGGAGCAATGGCTTTCATTCTCAGATAACGCATATGTTCTGTGAGACGATCGATCTCTTCAAACATTGTATTGTATTGTTCACCAAACAACGTATGCAGTTGTTGGAAATCAGATCCAATCACGTTCCAATGATACACCCAGGTCTTTTGAAATAAACAAAAGAGACTGGTCTGAGCAACATAAAGTGACTGATATAATTCTTCCATTGAAGTTTTATTTTTATTTATGGGCGATGACGGGATCGAACCGCCGACATACTCGGTGTAAACGAGGCACTCTACCGCTGAGTTAATCTCCCTTGGGGTAGGGCAAGAGTATCCACCGACGATAATCTACGATGTGGCATAGGGGACTCTTTGTTTAATACAACGTTCCTTGTTGTACCCTTTATAACAGGCGTATCAGGATTCGAACCTGAGATAAGGCTTTAGAAGAGCCGTGTGATAATCCACTTCACCATACGCCCATAAAAACCTCCTATCTACCTAGTGAGTAGGGAGGGGCAGGACTTACACAGAGTTTGAGTCCCGCAGCCTATGAGAGTATCATACTACTATTTGACTCAATAGAGGTAGTATAAACTACCTCATATTGAATGTCAAGCCCCGAAACCTTGACCAGCAGTGCTCTCAGAGGTTTCTGCAGGAGCTTCAGTTGCTTCTTCTGCAGTCTCTGGTTCAGGAAGAGTTACTCCTGTTTGTTGAAGATATTCGATAGCTCCTTGTACTTTCCAGAACAGTTCTTTGTTCTTGGCGATTGATGCATCTAGATCAGCTCGTTGTTGCAGAAGTTGAACGAGGTGTTGTTGTTGTTCAGTCATAATTTTGTTCGTATGGTGATTGGACAATTTAAGGAGGAAGGTGACTTCCTCCAATTCGTTTTTATTTAGTTGTTTAAACCTCTACCGTGATCAGTCGGGACGCATAATCATAAGCATAATTCGTTCTGGCGCCGTGATGGCCCCAACCAATCCAACTATACGCATAATCCATATAACGTGAAATTGATTTACCAGGAGTTTTCATCTTCCCCTCAATTTCTTGCCATTGGATTTCATTCGTAAGATAACGAAGTTGCGTATGAAGTGATGATGGCGAACCACCAAACTTCTTAGCAAAATCACCCAATCCATAATAACGGTTGGCAGATGTCCATTGAATCAGCCCGTAACCGCCGTAGCAGTTACGCCAATTGGTTCTGCTACCACCTTCGCAAATGTTAGGAACAAAAGTAGATTCCTGACGAATATTGCCCATAATGGTAGCAAGGGCGTTTCTGTCTTTAATACCACGATCCTGGAAGTATGCCAGGGTAGCATTTTCATTTTCATTACACCCTTTACAAATTAGCCTTTTCTCTTTTGGCTTTGGAATTGCAACCTCGCGGATTGCTGTCTTCTTTTCATCTACAAGATCAAACTCTTTGATAATAGCAAAGGGTTTGTAACTTGGTTCCACTGGAGGTGGAGGCCCTTGCATCTGGTAGTTGACGAATGGCAGTGATGCCGTTGTGGTTGTAACCGTTGCCAGAAGAGGCAGGGCTACTGTAAAGAAGTTTTGCACTAACTTAAATTGAACTCTACATCCGTATAGGAAAAGCGCACTTCCCCTTTCTCAAGGGGCAGATCCCACGGCTCTAATTGTCACGTCAAGGACTAATGAC